AAACCCCGAAGCTTTTCGAGAAGAACTATCAGAATTTTTTGTTTTAGAAATTTTCTAAAAAACCCCTTAGATTTTATCACGCGCGAAGTTTTAGACAACAGTCAGAATGTACTCACAATATCTAGACACGATTTTCGACACCAGCAGGATCGCCAATGTGGTCCCTTACGTGGCCAAAGGGAGCTACACTCTAGTTAACAAGGCGTTGGCAGAGCTCAAGGTAATGGACCGTAGCTACCTGTCACAGCTGGAGATGTCAAGCGACTTTCAAGTCGCAGTATTCGAACCCAACGTATGGACAGCGACAGCATCAGCTGACTACGACGGTTACAACAAGAAAGTTTTAACGTCGAGCGGACGTTTCTCCTCATCTCAAGCGTACGATGAATACGCTCGATCAGGCTCAGCGATTAAGATACAGCACGACAAACATTACTCAATCGATCTCACAGCTGGAGACAGGGACAGCCAAGAAGCATTCATATTTAATATGTTAGTTTCATGGTTTAAGGCCGAAATTACTAGGGATTGTGAGCCTGAAGACCTCTTTGTGCGACAACATTCGTTCAAAGATTCCCATGTTGAGAACGCAATGGCGGACGGAGGCATGGAAGGCAAAGTCGAGATAAGGCTGGGAGCGCCGGCGCCAGAAAGACTAAAGAACGCCCTCTTCGTCGAGAGGAATGATCTGAACTTCTGGACTAAACCATACGTAGTGAAGTATAACGCTCTGACGCATGAGCAGCAAGCTTTTTATTTGGCGCACGTAATGGGCAGGACAGAAACAGACGGAATAACTGCAGATATATCTATACCTGGAGTAATGGTACAAGACTTCTTATTCGAACCAATAGGAGTTGAGCTGACACGAGACATTGATTATAGCAGCGTGGATTGGAGAGCCAGCGACACGATGATGGCGTGGATACGAGACTATGTAGAGCTGAACCGTTGTTACAAGGCTTTTGCTGCTGCTTGCGATTTGTTGGGAACGCTGGCCTTCAACCCAGCCCCGTCATTCCACGAGAGCATCTGGTGGAACCCGTTAGTGCGCATAGTGTATTTGGCACCGTTCACACCAACGCGAGCAAGAGTGCCTACAACTCTCAACGGTGAGGGGATGTATGAGTCTGAAACCATACTGAACTTCTTCAGAAATGATGCCTGTGACATGAAGAACTTCATCGTCATGAGTTCTCTGGTAAACTACGCCAACCACATGGCGTTGTACGGTCTGTTAATGAATGAAAGGCAAGACTTAACAGATTGGAAAATATGCCTGTCAGCGATCATTGGATCAATGAGCAATATGAGAGGCCCGCTCGCCAGAGCTCAACTGTTCAGCCTGATAACGAATAGAGAAGTTGAATCGATGACTACGAACAACTGCTATCTTGAGTATGACATGTCCGACATGACTGGAGGTGCTCTTACGGTAGAATTCGACGTCTTAAAAGGAGACAACCAAGCACCAACGGCCAAAATTATAAACCCGGTGCCTTACGTGTCGGGTGCGCTGTTTGCCGGTGCGTGTGGGCTAGATGTTGACGGATTTGAACACATAATGCCTCGCCAAACGATCGAAATCCCGAAGAGTGGCAATTTGTACAGAGACGACGTTTTTCGTCTGGCCGCCGCCTATAGGTATTTCGGCCATGAACTGGACATATCGGCGGTACGTGATAGAACGAGATTCAGTCACTGGTGCAACGGCCGCGAGTTGGTGCTGGCCAAGTATCCTATACTCAACGCGTACGATGAAGACACGAAGTTTAAGGTGCACGGATCTAAACGTAGACCTGGGCGTCACGACGACGTGCTAGAGGCTTCCTACCTTAGAGGTGGAGATGTAGTTGAGCTGGTAATCTCGAGGCCTCAGATCATCATGGCTGGGTACAGGACGAGGCGAGAGATACCAACGGTAGCGTCAAGGGGAGTCCGCCGTGCCAAGGTGCTGCTTCCGAAAGTGAAGGGGGCAGCATCCAGTAAGCGCGTCTCGGTACGTGCTTCGGCGCTGAGAGAGAAAGGAGATCGACACGAGTCGGATTTTCCAGAGGCCCAAGTCGGACAGGCCCCGTCGAACCCTATTCTGAATACGTCCGATGCGAGCATTTTGGAACAATTGAATGTGGACCTAGGCCAAGCTGCAGAGAATGCAGGGTAGAAAACTACACTTATCCGTCGGTCTTTGCTCGAGGCACTAGTCTGTACCGCAGTTATGACTCGGATAGAAAGGGCTGCGTCGGAGGATTTGTTGAGGGAGTGTGTTATGACTCCCGCGACACCAGCGGTTTAGACATAGAACCTGAAAGCGATTGGATGACCTGGAAAGCGGAAGATGGTGTGCCAATGTGTATCGCTCTCGCGAAAGACGGAGCGAACTGGAACCCATCAGTATTCAATTTAGCTACACACGTATTCGCCCGTGTGACAGAAAGTTTAGCAATGGAGGGGACAGAGGTCAACACGCTTCTGTTCGGGACGATAACGCCCGCGGTACACATAAAAGTTGGCCAGCTAAACTGCTTGTACTTGAAGATAGATCAATGTTGTGTGACGACGCATCCGGCGCTAAACATAATATTGAGCAGGCATTACTCACAGCTATACGAATCGGTCGATTTCGTAAACCCTATGAGCGACAGCATGCTATTCAGAAAGAGAGGCATCAATGCCGAGGACGGGCCGGAGCCGGTCAGAGGTCTGCTGGCTATGTCTAAACTACCGCATTCGGCTATCACACAACAACATCACCTACATTTCAACATAACTGAAGCGTGTCAAACCATTGACCGAAACAGGTTAAGTTATCTGCTTGAGGTGCTATCTGTGCCTAGTGATGCCACTCAGGCATTCGCTAGCGGCCTGTTCATGTGGGGAGCGCTCGTGGGAGATGCAATGTTCGAAAGAGTGAGGGAATCTGGTTTATTTGGTTCTCGGAGCAGCGCTCAGTTTGCGGCAATAGCTAAGCAAATCAGTGTGGAAGCTAAGTCGCTTCAAAACCTACACACGGAGGATTACCGGAGCATATTTGAACTGGACGTGCTGGTAAACCGAGGTGTGGGCAAGGTAGACTGGGAAAAAGAGCAGGAAAATAGACAACATCCCAAAGTCGCAACTGTCGACGCGTGCGAGGTACGCCGGACGGCTTACTTAGTGTTTAGGAAAGCATTGGAGCAGGGGAGGAGGCCGGTATCGATGTCGTGGGACGAGTTTTGGTCCGCCCGGTGGGAGTGGACTGCCGCAGGGGCAGTGCACAGTAATGCGCCGGGCGATAGCAAATATATATTCAAGGAAGTGAACGAGATGAAAAACAAGTTCATAACTATGAGTGCCATGCCTAAACTGCCATTGTCACACTTCCTGCAGAGGGAGCCCGGCATAGACGGTTGGGCATCAGTCAAGTATGAGTGGGGCAAACAACGTGCCATATATGGAACGGATCTAACATCATACGTTTTGTCGAACTTCGCCATGTACGCTTGTGAATCGGTGTTACCGTCCGCTTTCCCTGTGGGGCCAGATGCGGACGAAGCAAATGTGGCCGCGCGCGTCGGTGGGGTTCTAAACAACAGGATGCCTCTATGTATAGACTTTGAAGACTTCAACAGCCAACACTCGGTCGAAGCAATGCAGGCGGTTTTAGACGCCTACAGCGACGTGTTTGACCACCTGTTGACTGTGGAGCAAAAATACGCTTTAAGGTGGACTGCGCAAAGCATTGGAAAAACCAGCATCACTAACAACATAGCAAACTGTGGTACGTACTCTACGAAAGGTACAATGTTGAGCGGGTGGCGGCTGACAACCATGATGAACAGCGTGTTGAATTACGTCTACACAACGCATCTGCTCGGACGAGATCGGGATGACACGCCCTCAGTACACAATGGGGACGATGTTCTGCTCGGCGTGAAGAACATGCGGGTAGCGCAAGAGATGAATAGACGGGCGCAGAGAGTTGGGATAAGGTTGCAACCTTCGAAGTGTGCATTTGCGGGCATCGCGGAATTCTTAAGGGTCGACAGAATCAGAGGGTCAGGCGGACAGTATTTGACAAGATCCGTGGCGACGATAGTACACTCAAGGGTGGAGTCCAAACCTAAACCCAACGTGAAAGATCTGATTGAAGCGATGGAGACGAGGCTTGCGGACTTGCACCAGAGAGGGGCAAGCATTAGGAAAATAGCACGCATAAGAGAGGTCTATTACCACAAGCTCGCAGGCATATTCAAGTCTGAGGTTGACACAATGTACGCGATTAAATCCATACACAGAGTGAATGGGGGCATTTCACAAGACATGTATGCAGCAGTCGACAGAGAAGTGTTAAATGTTGTCAACCTCGAGAAGTCATCTGTTCCGGAGTTACCAAAACTTCCCGGGATACACGACTACGCCGACTATGTGGCGAAGGTGTTGCCGATAGAAAGCAAAGTCAAGAAAATGTGTGAGAAATTAACCAAGAGCACACAGGATAGCGTGAGTATGTACTTCACAACAGCGGTGCTTGCAGACTGTACGTCAGTGCAAGACCGTTTGAACATGAAGAAAATATACAAGGCGCACAAAGGAGAAATTAAAGTATCCCAATACGGCAAAGCAGTGTTGACCGGGTACGGCATGGAGCTATTGCGCTCCAGGTTACGTCCGGGAGCGCTGAGAACGCTGTTAACCAGATCGGAAAATCCGATCGAATTACTAAGTCTAGTAGTGTGAGAGCATCACACGAACCACATGATTCAGGAAACTGAATTTATATGGGGGGACAATTCTAGAGATCA